GATATACACGTTTTTGCCGCCATCCAGAGATTCTCGATTGATCCGACAGCTACGGCGAAGCCTGTCTTGATATTGTCAGCCCACCGGGCGAGATCTCCTGATGCCTTTAATTCAGCGAGTGTTCGTTCCCACGATTTGAGCTTATCGACGAAACCTTCAATTATAATGCCCAGCGCAGGCTGAAATAGTTCGCCGAATTTAAGCTTCACTTCCTCGATGAATCTCGGCATGGATGTCATGAGTTTTCCTACCGTCCCCATAGCTGCTTCATACGAGCCGGCAATGTCTTTTCCCCGTTCAAGGACAAGATTCAAGGCGATCTGCTGCTTTTCCTGAGACGACAGCGACTCCGCCGTCCTACCCGTTGTTTCGGCAAATCGTCTGTAGGCAGACTCGAATTCAACGGTAATGCCGACAGTCCTGAGAATTTCCGGCTGGAGGGTGATAATGCCGTGCATGAGCCGCTGCAGCGCCTCCGACGAGTTGATGTTGCCGATTACCGCCGCATCCTGGGCGACCCGCGCCAACTCCTGCGACTTTGTCAGATCGAGATGCGCCTGCATCATGCGGATAACAGACTGATTGGCCTCCTGGGTTGTGATGCCCATCTTTCGCACTCCTTCCGAATACGCTTCTACTTCGGCCCTGCTGTACCCGGCATTCTTACCGACGGTCTGCATGACGATTCCCAAGGTTTCGACCCGGGCGGCGAGCACCGCCGACTCCTTGACCGTTTCTAAAGCCTTATACGCTGAATACAAGCTGCCGAGATCACGGATCATGCTTTGGAATCCGCCGTTGAGCGCAGGTATTGCTGATGTCATATTTTTCGCTGATGTCGTCAGCTCCTTCATCGCGTTTTCGGTCTTTTGCAATACGGAAATTGCCCCTTTGTCGTCGGCCTGAATGACTATATTGACAGAGTTCATATGTGTGCTATACTCCTTAGTATGATCATCGCAGCAATTGCCTCTGCTTTGAAGGGCTTCCTCACCGTAGGATTATTTATCGCCGCTGCAGCGTTTTTCATCGCATCCGATGTTATATCGGGCGTTCTTTTAAGTATCATCGCCGTCATCTCGTTAAAGGCGTGGTGACGCATCGTTCCATTCTCTCCGTTTCGTCTCGTAATACACCGATATCCATCCACTCCTCAACTGAGAGTTCGTTCGCCGTAAAGGGATATCCCGCACGCTGCAGACGGTACAGATACCAGATATGTGCGAACCACTCACTCGGTTCATAGGGTTCTCTCCCATCGCATTCCGCACATTTTGCAGCGAGCATCTGCCCTGATGTCGCCAGACATTTTTTCTTTTTTTCCGGAGTGCATCTGGCTGCAAGCCTCCTTAGCTCTTCGGCAAAGGGAGGATATCCTCCTCGATCGCCGTCTCTATCTCCACATCCGTATCGGATGCAACGCGCGCCCCCTCATAAACGACGGTTGCAAATGTCGATACAATGTCTGATGCCATACGTCCGAGCAGGTCCTTCCAGTCCTCCCGATAATTCGGGCTTTCCGGATCGGATGATATGGGCTTGCCGGCAACCCCGAAATCCCCTTCACGGAAGCCTGTGAGTATGGCAGTGCCGAGATCAACCTTTACCTTTGGGTTCAATATCAGCTTATTGCCCTTCCTTTTGTAGAGCTTTGACTGATACTCGACCTCTTCCTGGGTGGTCGGGTTGCGGTAATACAGTTCTATTTCAGTGCCTGATCTGGCATCGTTTATTATCATTTTGTTCCTTGCCGATACGTCTAAATCTCTCATGTGTCCTCCTTTTTAGCTTTGTCTTATCTTTATCTCTCCGTTTCCCTCTGACAGCGTAGGATGGGCTGTAAATGCCAAAGCGTACGTCGCCATCCCTTCTCTGCCTCCAAGTTTCGGCGGGGTCAATACCGTGTTGCTCAACGTAATTACAAACCGATTGCCCGAAGCAGATCCGATGGTTGCTGCTATCGTCCCTGCATCTCCGTCTTCCCAGAGGTCAAAAGGATTAAACGATGAGAGCGCAACCAGTTCCGGGTCCACACTCCCCTCCACGTCTCTGCCGACGATGCTGTATCTGTATATGCCGTTCGAAGCGTTGGCGGACATGCGTTTGGCAATCTTGTTTTTAATCGTGACCTCGAAGTTCTCGATGATTCCGGCGTAGGTGTGGACGGTGAATGTAGCGCTGCGGAACATAGGCGGTACAATCGATGTTGCCTCAAATGTCGGAGCAGGAAAGGAGACATCCGTAACGGACGCCTTGCCTCCCCACAAACCGATCAGAGAGAATTCAAGCTTGGCGATATCATTCGCCTTTGCGGACAGCTTGACGCTTTCTGCCATACACCCGAGCACCTTCCAGAGTATGCCGTCCTGATAAAACCAGATGGTGCAGGATTCGCCGGCGGCGGAGCTGTTCGGATCATAATCAACATACGATCCCCCGATAGATTCTGTCAGGTTTGCTGCTCGCAGCAACGCTGCTATTCTTGGCGGTGTTGTGGCTACGCCCGATCCCCTCAATTCTACCGGGAATGATATTTTTACGCCTTCCCCGAGGGGTACTTTCTGAAGCGACCCGAAATAGGGCAGCATCACCTTTCTCTCCCGGCTTGCATCTGCTATTTCAATAGATACCTTGCCGGTAAGCAATGCATTATCGCCGACCGTAGGGGTAGGGTCATTGCCGTATATCGATTCTACTTTCGCCAGGATTAATTGTTTTTCTTCAAGACTCATTGTTTGCCTCCCTCTTGTCTATATTTGGCACAAAATCTTGTTTGTTGATGTCGTAACGATAGGTACCGGGTTGCCTGTCCATCCCCGCTACGGGCGATCCAGTGCTTTGTGCATCTTCCTGTTTTGTACATGCCTTCCCGAGCCTTGCGGCCATTGCCTCGTCATTCAGGTTTTCTTTTTGCGGTTTGCCCTTTGCTGCCGTACTGTATGATCCTGGTTGCCTATCCATAAATTCCTCCTCACTAAGGTAATATGTGCTCTGTTATTGATAATGTAATCTCTGAATAATGGCACAATATGGCGCCGAATGTGCGAGGCTCAATCACGTCGACCTGACATGGCGAGGGTATAGCTTCCTATAGACGCAGAAGCGGGTTTATAAGTAACGGATACTCCTGCCGATACGGTCTCTCCGAACCCGCAGCCCTGCAACAGTTTGCCTAATGCCGGTGCAGTGCCTGCAGTGCCTGATCCCTTAAGTTCCACGTCAAATTCCATCTTTGCCGAACGTGCGCCCGGTATTGACGCCCACCTTGACAAGGATGAAGACATGTTGTTTCTCTCGCCCATCGCAATGCTCGGCGTGAACTTCGCATTTGCCACAAGTACGGCATCCGCCCCTGCAAGCGTTTCAGCAGAGCCTTCCGTCCCCTCAACCTTTATTGCTAACTGCGTTCTCGCTTCTATCAATGGCATAATTATTTACCCCCTTTCTTATCTTTTTCTTCTGCTGATGGTTTCTCTGGTTCATCTGGCTTGTCAATAGGCTTGCCATCTTTATCGAGATATATAGTCCCGCCAGTATTGTATTTGTCTTCCATGCCTTTTGTCATCTTGCACCTCCTTTATGGTGTCGGCACATGCAATATATTGTTGAGGCTAAAATTCATTGCATATGCTACAATTTCTCCTTTATATTCTATAAGTTGCCTTCCAGTATATTCAAATGGGGTAATATCATAGTTATCCCATATTTGCCCGTGTATCAAATCTCTTACTGATGTACAAAGTGTATGTGGTTTGCCATATGTATCCCCCCCTCGTTTTCTAACAGCAACAATCACCTGATAGATTTCATTGATTATCAGTCTCGGTTTGCTTCCGGTATACTTATCTTCTACGAATCCCACAAATGCAACCGCATTGTCATCATCGGAAAACATTTCTTCATATTCAGAGGATGTCATATTGGTAACTCTATCGAAGAGCTTTTGCTTATTATCGTCTTCTAATGCTTTTATTTTATCAATTAAAAGGTTCTCAATTTCTTGTGGCGTCATGTTCTCACCAAATATACTGTTGTAACCCCATATCCTCTCTTCTCAAATGATGATACTTTATATGTCACGCTATTAATTATCATTGAATCACCCTGCTTTATCCCGATGCAGTCTGCATTTTTAACGGTTATTTCAGGCCCTGTAATTTCAATATCCCCAGTGTCAAGATTGAGCGTTCTCGTATAATCAATAAAATCACCTTTGATTACC